CATAGTTATCTTTTCTTTCAGATGCTTTCATTTGACCTGATATAAACACCCAATCAGGATTTTTTTCAATTAATAACTCGCCTGTTTTAATTCTATCGACTAAAATAAGTGTATTACCTGAATCTTTAATACCATTTACCATGTCACTCATAAATTGTATTCTTTCAGGATTTGTTGTTATCCATTTTAGTTCTTGGGCATAGTTACTAAAGCCTACATGCGTATCTTTAAGTTGTAAAATATTAACTTCAAGATTAGCAAGTACACCACGTTCTTGTAACTCTTTAGCACTTAGTTGCCCTATCACAGGACCTATGGTGCTAGTACATGCTACTGCTTCGTGTTGATCTTTTGGTATAGTTCCTGTTAGTCCCCAACGTACAGGAACATTAGCAAATACACTACTCAGTAATTGTTTTAGTACATCTGCTTTTGCTTTGTGTACTTCGTCAACCATTATACAAACAACACCTTCGATAAATGTTTGTATGTCAAAATCTACTGCTTCTTTGGCCTTGGATTTTTTGTGTAGTATTTCCAAACTTTGCCAAGTACAAATTGTGTGCGTTTTATTGTATTCTTTTCTGTCTCCGTAGAAAACACCAACGTCTAGTCCTAAATGCTTGTAGTCCGCTTCTGTTTGCGTTACAAGGTCCTTATTAGGCACTATCACTATTGTTCTTCCATACTTTTCACATTGATGACTTAGTACTGCTGTAACAAGAGTTTTACCTGCTCCTGTGGCAATCTCCTGTAAGCATTGCGGATTTTCTAAAAACTTATTAACAATCTCTACTTGATAGTCTCTGAGTATAATTGGTAATCCTTCTGCTGGATGCCCTTTAGGCCAACTACAATTATCATATGCGTCTTGCTCGACCTTATCAAACGCCAAATCCCATTGCTGTCTTTTATCATCAACCTCAACGTCGTACCCTAACTCTGCTACTACAGGCAAAAGTTTATCTAATAAATTTAAATAACTTCTGCCACCAATATCGCAAAATCTAACATGGCCATCCCAGCGACCTAACTTATATGCTGGCATGTGATATGCGTATGGTAAAAAATATTTACAAGTGTCTGATAGTTTTCTTCGTGTGGCTACATCTAAGTCATGAAACTTGATGTTTACTTCGTCTCTTATTTCTAATCTCGTTTTTCTAGCCATATTATCTATTATACATTAATTATACACATTGTCAATCTGATTTAACAGATCAACCACTATATTTTTCTTGCTATCTAAATTTAAAAATAAATTTTGATTGTATTCTAGTTTCTCTTGAACTAAAGTGTAATCTACTTCGTTGTTTAATTGTTCTAATACTCCGTCAAATCTTTTTTCATGCTCACCTATACTGTCAAAGGAATAATCAAAAATTTCGTCATATAATTCATAACCAAAATGTTCTTTTAAATTAATATGATAGTTTTGATCTGCTATACATATAAAAGGATGACTATTAAAAATAGGTTTAAGTGTTTTTTCTGTTGTAAAAAATATATCTTCAAAATTCTGTAAAGGCATAGGCCCACTTGATGCGTCGTTCATTGCTGAACTTTCTGTAACCAAATTAAATTTAGTCTTCAAGAACCAATCTCTATTAAAAGTATTATCCCATGTAACACCATCGTCATTATCTTCTACATCGTCATGTAACGTAATAGTTGGATAACGTGCTAATGCGTTAGCACCAGCACCTCGATTTATAAAACTGAATATTGCTTCTTCGAGTAAATTATTATCTCGTATGTAGTCATATACATATCTTCTACTCTGTCTATTAACACCATTAAGACATAAAAAGGATTTTTTTGTGTTGTTAATGTGTTGCTGAAATTGTAGTGGCGCAATTTTGTATTCATTTAACCATAATATATAAGATTGAATTAAGAAATACGGAACAGTGATTACATTATCAAAATAGTTGTGTTCTTTTATATTTAGATTAGATATTAATAATGTAGTAGGTGATGTTAATTCGCAATGATGGAAATTCATTACATTTGCTTCATACATAGCATCAATTATTGCGTGTATATTATTTTTGTTTATGTAGTCTAAATACTCTTTAAATTCCTCTTTAGGGTTATTGTTTAATCCATGAACAATTACTTTATATCCCTTATCAACGTGTTCTTTAAAATGCTCTAAGGATTTAGCATTTACAATATTACAAGCATTAGAAATTGTTGGGTGTATACTTATTAATCTGCTAAGGCTTGAGCCGCCTACTACTATAAAATTATACATCACTTACCAATGTATTTAGAATTGCTATACTTCTTTCGTGCGAGGTTTTATTATATATTGTACCATACGAAATACTCGACTCGTTTGGTAAGTAGGGCGATAGTTCGTCTGTTGTTGCTATAGGCCCAAATCCAATTATATCTACACCTAAATCAAAAAACTTATTACTGTCTAATACTTCTTTGTAACTACATTGCTTATATACATAGGCATCTATATTATGTAATTCGTTAACTATTTCAGACGTAACGTTTACATCTTCTGGAATAATTATACCAGCAATAAATTCTGCTGACTGACTACAATGATCTTTAATGCCGTTAATATCAAGATTGTTGTCTTGTAAGTGTACTGCTAAAGAAACTGTTTTTGTTTGCTCTAATGCTTTTATAGTATCTATGTCACAGTTATTAGCCGTTACAACACAGTCTTTAAAATGTTGCATTTGATGTAGATGTGATTCTCGCATAACAAGTACACCGCTTAGTTTATCAGTAAAACTGTCATAGGACTGACAGTTTACACTTTCATATTTTGACCAATCTAAAAACTTTTCAATGGTTATATTATTAACCTCGTCTTTTGTATTATTTGTTATAAGGTCAATTGGTAATAAGGTTTCTTCTTCCTTATAAGACACAACTATATTGTTTGATTGTTCTGTGATTATACAATCAAATAATTTATTAGTTTTTACTTTTTCTTCATTTGTAATGGTATACGGAAACCATTTAAATAACGTGTTAAAAATATTATAAGAAGTATCGTCTAAAGAAACCTTAACAATATCGCCTTCGGAAAGGTTGTCAGAAATATTTTCTTTGAATGTGTCTACTAATGAACTAATGGTCTCTATAGAGAGATGTCTTCCATTCCTGCTGTTCTCAGTTTCACTATGTGTCCTATTTGCCATTGCTTTGTGTCTAATCCCTTCATTATGCCAAGGTACTGATTTCTTAATAAACTAAATTGATTTGCTAATGATGTTAGATTAACTACATCATCGTCGCCATCAACATACTTGTCAGCATCTCTACTTGTCAGTGTTCTGTTATAACTTTCTAAAAAGTTTCTAAATACCTTGCTACGAGTTTTTCTTAATTGAATGTTAATATGCTCTAGAATTGCTTCTATTTCTTGTAATTGGTTAAAGCGATGCTCTGTGACACCAGGTAATGCGGCACTATTGCGTTCCACATTACCTTTGATATAGCATTCCTTTTTGGCTTCTGCTAACTCACCCTCATAGTAATCTATACAATCAATTATATTGCTTAAATTATCTGAAACTTTGTTATACCAGCCAGCCATTAGTAATCCCAATCCTCGTCTTCTTCGTCGCTTTCTTCGACTTCGTAGTATTCTTCGATTGCTTGTTTTAAATGTCCATCGCAATCATTAATACCAACTTTATCATAATCTAACAATCCATGTTCATCAAACACTCTTACAAGTGAAGCACATGCGTCGTCCTTTTCTTTAGGATTTACACATGGTTTTACTGATTCCCAAGTTTCGATTATAAGACTCATATCGCTCATTCAACATTCTCCTCGTATACTGAAGGGTCGTCAATTTCATTCTCGTCAATATCGTCATCGATATCTTCTGGAACTGCTTTAGGATTTTGTCCCCATTCGTCTATAATTACCTGAAGTTTATCTCCAGTCCATGCTTTTCTGAACTCTTTGATCTCTTCTCCAGTAACTGGTGAAATATAAGATAGTTTGTTTCCTACTTTAGTCACAATGTCCTTGGACTCAAGCATTTCTAACATACCACTATATGGGTCCATACCTTGCTCATATGGAATCTTGATTTGTACACCTTCAAAAGGTTTACTATATCTCGATTTCATTACTTTACAAGCGGCTCTAATACCTTGAACAGTAGATACTTTGTTACCATCAATGTCTTCTTTAAGTTTAAGTTTCTTCATTGCGACAACAATACTACTTGCGTATATAAAGCCTTGTCCACCACTAATTTTATCATCTGGATCAAACATATCCTGTGATGCATAAGTGTGGTTAGTACATACTAGTCCTACATTGTAACTACCAATCATATTAACTGTGTTACGAACTAGTGCTGTCAACTGCTTAGGCTTACGACCCATATCACCTTTCATGTCACCTTTTTGGAACTGATCCATGTCAGTTGGTGTAAGCAACATACCTAATGAGTCAACTACAAACAATACTTTAGGACGATCTTCTTCGTTCATTGCTTTGTAGTCTGCCATAAATGTTGAAATAGTTTTTGCTACATCATCGATCATTGACATATTAAGTTTAAGAAGTTTATCTTCTCCAGTGTCAACATCTAATGCTTGTAGCCATGTTTCGTCAAGTGCATTCTCTGAGTCAATTAATACTACAAAGATACCTTGATCTTGTGCGTGTTTTACAATATTACCTGCACAGAAATAACTTTTTCCTGCACCTGATTCTCCTGCAAACACTGTTACTTTACCTAGTGGCACACCTTTGTGAAAGTCGCCTGATACTAGATAGTTTAATGCATATGAGCCTGTGCTGATCCAATCTGTAGGATCGTTAAAGCCACTACTCATACCTGTTATACTCTTTGTTAGGTCCTTACGGAACTTACTAACGTCAAATGATTTAGCCATAGTTTCTCCTTGTTAAAAGCTAGTAGGGGAAATTAATCCCCTACACATACCTGTTTATTTTATGATTGACGTGCTCTAATCATTGATAAAATGTCTTCAGCTTTACCTGACGGTGCAGGTGTCTCTGTAGCCGGAGCCGCAGGTGCCGCTTCTGCTACTGGAGCAGGTGCCGCTTCTGGTGCCGGTGTTGGAGTTGCTGGAGCCGCTGGTGGAGCCGCTGGAGCAGGTGTTCCTGCTTTAGCCTGTGGATCACCTGTTCTTGCCGCCATTCCCGCTGGACGGAAATATTGACCAAAACGATCCATGTCATACGCTTCACCATCTACTGATGCTTCAAACATTTCTTTCATGACTTTTACTTCAACTTCTGAAGGTTGTTTCGGAAGGAAGTCGCTCATGTTAAACAAGCCATTAGTTTCAATAGCCTTCATTTCAACATCTGTCAATGGACGCTCTCTACGTGCCCAATTAGAAGTTGAATAATCTGCATATCCACCCTTGCTTGTTTTATTAAGACGGAAGTCTACACCAGCAGTATAATCTGTTGGTAATTCTTCCATGTCCGGATCCATGAGAGCCGCTTTAATAATTTGGAAAATCTGTGGTCCAATAATAAATCTACGAATTGGATTCTCTGGTGTTGAATCTTCATTCAATGCATTTTCCGTTACAAAACCTTGGAATACATACGAACGTTTCTTCCAATATTTTCTACCCATGTCTTCTAAACTTGGATCTTTAAACCATGCACGTACCTCATTTAAGATATCGCATGTTTGTCCGTACATTTCCATACACGGAACTTGTACTTGTACAGGACGTGAATCAGTTTCACCTTTAATTCCTGCAAATGGAAGTTTGATCATCAAACGTTCTTTCCAAAAGAAAGTGTTTGTGTCATCTCCATCTGGAAGGAATCTTAGAGTTGAACTCTGTCCTTCTTGCATGTTCCAAAATGGGAAAATTGCGTTGTCACCGCCTGACGAACGATTGCCGCCAGTGTTTGCTTCTTGTTCTTTCAGTTTAGCTCTGATTTCTGCTAGTGTTGCCATAATATAAGCCTCCTATGTTTTTTGCCTTATAGCTGTTTTGTATTGCCTACGAAGTGCATTACTTTATACATAATACACTCTATTACTTATAAAGTCAACCTTTTTTTTGACTTTATTCTGAAATTTGGTTATCTTAGTCCTGCTAGGGCCTGGATACGTGCCATTTCAGCATCTTTCAAGCGTAATAAGTCTGCCATTACTGCTTGAGCTTCATCAACCATCTCAGTGCCGTACTGTTTTTGTACTGCTGTTAAGACCGCTGTTTCACCTTTAGGGAAAGCATTACTAGTATAATCGTACATACCTTTAATGAATTCTTCTAATGGAATTTCGTTCTTTTTCTTCAATTCGTCGCCTTTTCCTTTTGGGCTAATATCTATTGTCATTGCATCTTTGTCGTTTTCAGCTTTTTCTGCATCATCGCCAAACATCATTTTAAATACTTTATATCCACCTAGTAATAATGCAACTACTACTGCTCCTGGTAGAGCATATTGTTTTGCCATATCTACAACTTTATTCAAATTTGGAATATTGTCTAATGCTCCGCCTGCCATATCTTTTAATTCGTCAGCTGTTTGTACAACTTTGCCACCTACATCATCAATTGCAGTTTTGGCTTTATCTATTACTTCGCCAGCGCCATCAAGAGCATCGCCTGCTTTACCAACAAGTTCTGCACCGCCTTTTACTGTGTCAACTGCTCCTTTTGCTACGTCTACTGTTGCACTTGGATTAGCCGCCGCTACTCCGCCGACTGTTGCCTTGACTGGATTCTTAGCTGACCAACCTAATATGTTTTTTGCACCTTTTAGCATTCCTGGTAATACTCTAGGAGCAACTGTTCTTAGTGCCGCACCTGCCGCTGGTACTAGTAATCCTAGTAACGGAAGTGCTTCTTTAAGACTTTGATCTTCAGCTGTAAGTTCATCTGTTCTTTTTCCTAAAATCTTTTCAGCGTTTAGTTTGCTCATTGTAGTTTTATATTTCTTACCTGCAAACATGAACTCTTTTTCGCCTTTTGATGCCGCATCAGCCGCACACTGAGAAAACTTTTCCCACATAGCTTGCTGTTCTTCTGCAGTCATCATTTGTCTTTTTTGCGGTCCTTGTTCGTGTTTAGACTGTGCAATAATATCGTCCATCTTTTGAGCATATGCTGTTTGAGGATCTATAACTTCATTAGGTGCTCCCATGTCGTCATCATCGTCTGCATGTACTTCATCCCACATTGCCGCAAAGGTAGGATATTTTTTAACAAACTCTTCTTTGCTCATTTCTTGTGCATCAATATGTACATCTGACATGCCACCTTCTGAAACAATTTCTTCTGGTCCTAGTTCTTGAACTTTATTTGCTTCTTTAACTAAGTTGTATACATACGGAAATACACCTTTAAGTTCTTCATTAAACTGTTTGATTGTAAGTTCATCAATCCAAGTATTTGAAACATCTTCTGGAACTTCTTCTAGCACGGTTGTTTCGAAATTCTCAAATGCTTCTTTGTAATATGTTTTACGTTGTAGAGACTCAACTGTCTTTTTTACTGTTGCTAATCTTTCATTTACAACGTCCATGTATCCTGCTAAACCTTCAGCCATTACACTTGAGCGATTCATGTATGTCTTAAATTTACGCAGTTTATTCATTTCTTCTGATAAGCCTACAATGTGTTTACCAAAATCATCATATGCATTTCCACCTTCTGATACGTGCATAGCCATTGCTCTTGCACCGTTCATGTGTCTTAGTGGGTATTTAAATCTTTCGCCGTCTGCACTTTCAATATAAATGCTGTGTACATTTTGTGTACGCCCTGCGGCATTTTCATGGTTTACTGGTCCAGCGTGTTTTACAATTAATCTTGCTGATCCAATATCTTGGTAACTAGTTCTGCTAGTTCCATACATTTTTGATTCGCTCATTTGTTTCTCCGTGCTTAGATATTCATAATCTCTTTTGTCTAAGTTTGATTTAGTTATGTCTCTTGTATCAAAATTTAACATTCTCTTTTTTGCAAACACTCTTAATTCTTTTAAGAGATCAAACCATTTGCTTTTAAGTACATGTTCATCTTCTGAAAATAAGTCTTGACCATACATTACTGTGAGTGCATTTTCGTCAATACTTACACTAACTTTTTTACCACTTGCAAAGTCAAATTCAAAGAATCTAGCTTCTTTTGGTTTGTTAGTAATTTCAGCAGATTCATTTCCTACTGTAATGCTAGGAAAACGTCCACGTATCTTATTAAATAATTCGTCTGCAATAGTCTCAAGGTTTTTCATATTAATATTTATCAATAACCGCTAACAAATATAGGCATCGGCGGTTCGTATGATTCTTCTCCTTCTGCTTGTGTAAACGTATTATATATACGTGGATCCCAGTCTTTCATTACAGCCATCATTCTTAATGCAAGTAAAGTAGCACTAACCAAGTCATCATTAGCTCCCGGTTTTGCTCTAAAACTAGTACCTGTAGCAACATAATTCTTTAGTTCAGTAATTAATGGGCCACTGTTAATAGTTATCTTATTATTTTCAACCATAGTTTTTAAACGGCTACATGCTGTAATTTTAGTACCATGCGTAGTATTGAATCCTTTACGGAATTTACGTACATGTCCTTTACGCATTGGTTCACTTACAAATAGTCCGGGTATATTCTCTTCACCAAAGTCATTTATAACAATAAGTGCCGCTTCTCCGATACTATTGTTTTCTACGCTCCAGTAAATATTAGATCCGGTTCCTTTACAACTATCTTGTATATGTGTGCAAATATCTCTTAGTATTCTAATCTGTGCAGGTATAGGTGTTTCATTGTGTCGCCATTCTGCTACCTGCGTATAACTCGGAAGTTCATATACTTGAATTGCGGCATAGTCGCCTCCAGTACCCATTGCTGGATCAAGTGCTACTGCATAATTTTGATCTGGATCTGGTTTTGCATACCAGCGTGTCTGTCCCATATTCATTAAAGGATCTTTAGACTCCATTTGTGCAAGATGAATACTGTTAATAAGTGTTTCGTCATAAACTAAAAATTCACAACCATATTCACGCCTAAATTTTTCTTCACCAATACGTCCAATTTCTTCAACCTTCCAAGTTTCATCTCTATCAGGATGTTCGTCCCAACCACAAGTAAAACCGTGAAATCCGTTTATGCCTACTTCTTGTTCGTTACCATGTGCATCGTATTTGTTCTGTGATTCTTTCCAAATTACAGCAAACGTATCTTCATCTGAGTTTGGTGTGCTTGTTATAATTGCACGACCACCTGTTGCTAGTGTAGGAGATATAGAAGTCCAAAATTCTTCTGCAATATTAGGATTAACAAATGCAAACTCATCACAGTATAGTAATGATATGGACATACCACGTCCTGTGTTACCAGTTGTTGTTGCACTTACAATACGTGAGCCATTTTCAAACTCCATACTTCCTTTGTTGTAGTTTGTAACACCTGCTCTAATATGGTCTTCACAAGATTCATATACATAACGAATACGTTGCATAATTTCTTGAGCACCAGTATATTTGTGAGCGGCAATAAGAACAGTTTGATCAGGATGAAACATAGCATACCAACACAAATAAATTGCGGCGGTAGTAGTCTTACCTGTCTGTCTAGGTAACATGTTTACATTGAATCTATGATCGTGATAACTTTTTAATAACCGTACTTGAAACTCATAAGGATCAAACAACAATTTGCCTTTTACAGGATGCTGTATGTATGCGAATTTTTTTGCAAAATGCAAATATCCTAATTCAGGATCAATGCACTTAGATAAATCTTCTAATTGTGCATCTGTAAATGTTTCAGTTTTATTGGCTTTCTTAATTAAGACGCCGTCTAAAGAAGTACTCATACTACTATTTAACCAAAAAAATAGGCCCGTTGGGCCTATGTGAGTGAGACTTTAATATTATACCCAGCCGTCGCCAGTGATTCGGTCGCCTATTTCGCCGCCGGCCATGCCGCCTGCAATGCCACCATATGGGCCAGCAAGTGCTGTTCCGCCCATTGTTCCAAGTATTGTTCCGCCGATTCTGCCTCCCAATCCTGCGTTAAGATCTTGATCTCCCGCAACATCATCTTTACCTGGATTTTCTGGATCGTCCATTTTCGCAGTTTGTACAATGCTAGGTTTAAGTCCTGCGTTAGTCATTAACTTCATAAGTTCACCAACATCATCGCATGTATCTGCATTCATGTTGATACTTACGCTAGCCGCTTCATTGACTGGTGTACTAATTTGGTCTAGTTTTTCCAGCAAATCACGCATGACTTAGCCTTTGTATTCTTTGTATAGTGCTGTTAATTCTTCTTTAATCTTTTTAGAAAGTGCCATTGGATTATCTCCGCCTGCTACTTTTGGATAAGATCTTTTAGATTTATTAAGATCTGTTCCACCTTTGATTACGTCAGTGTGTGGAGCATAATCTTCTTCTGGTGAATTAGCATAATCGCCTTCAACTCTTGTGTCGTCATTTTCTGCATCGTCTGCTAAACCGCTACCAGCCATGCCGCCTACAATAGCGCCTACTGGTCCGCCTAATGCAAGTCCTGCACCTGCGCCACCTAAAGTTGTTAATGTTTTTCCTATGCCTGCTTTAAGATCCATGTCTCCTGGTACATCGTCTTTACCTGGAATACTTGGATCATCGTCCATTGCACCTAATGCTTTCATATGCTTTTCCATATCCATTCTTGGTGCTAGTGGTTTATCACTAACTGGAGTAGGACTCATTCCTGCATTACGCATCATTGCCATAAGTTGTCCAACTTGTCCGGCATCGTCAGCTGTCATTGAAATATTCATTGATGCTGATTCTTCTAATTTTTGTTTTTTGCTAGGAGCTTCAATAGCGTCCATTTTTGCAATCATATCTTTAAGGTTCATTATTTGCTCCCTACTGGTGATACAGTATTTTCCTTGTCGGTGATATCTGCGCCTTCACCGGGTTTTACATCTTGTAACGGATCATTTTCACGCTCTGATCTAGCAGTTTCAAGTTCTTTTAACAACGACATAACACGATTTGAACCAACAGCTTCTTGTGCTGATTCGCCTCCCATGTCTTCTGTTTCTAATCTAGTTTCGTATGGACCTTCATCTTTAGATGCTTGATACATTTCTTGTGGCTCGTTTACATTACGCACTATAAGATGAGCTCTATCAATATCACAACACTGTGTGATATATTCTCCTAACACTTGAGGTGTTGTAGGATAATTTAAACCAACTTCGTAGTATGTAACTTCACAGTTACTAAGTTGTGGAAAGTCCAGTGGACGTTCTTGAATTGGTGTTTTCTTTCCAGCACTCATTGATGCTACACTGTAGCGTTGCAAGCATCTTTCTAAACTATCAGCACAATCCTCTGGAAGTTCGCCTGCTACTCCAATGTTAAATTCATATATTTTTTTAGCTTCTGCTAGGTATTTTTCAAACATGTTTTCGTCCTTATTAAATTATTTATCCAAATTCTTGAGTTTTTCGAGCAAACTGTTACGGTCTGTGACTATGTAGCCTTCTCCTTGAACCATATCTTCGTCTGGCTTACCGTCTTTGTCCATCTTTTCTTTCTTCAGTTGT